TTGCCAATTAATAGTGGATGAAGTTCCAGAAGAATTTTCTGTTAATTTGACAACAATGATATCTGGGTTAAATGAATTTGATAGTATTGGATTTGGTCTAGTAGTACCAATTATGTAAATTGAGTTACCATCCTTAGCAATACCATTAAATACGCAATTCTTAGTTTCTTGAGTTGGTTGTACTGATGATAAAGTTCTTTGCCAGATCAAGAATCCTTCAGAGTTGAATTTAGCAACAAATCCATGAGTGTCTCCATTTGTGGTCTTAATAGATCCAACAATATAAGATTCTTTGGTATCCAGTACACTAGAATTTAATACTGTAATTTCTTGACCAGAAGTTAATGTAATTGTGTAGTAATTTGATCTGGTTTGGATTTGTGGATGACTTATCCTAATTCTAGGAGTATCATCGAATGAATTGCCAGAATTGATGATCTTAATATCATTCAGTACACCAGTTGATGTAATTGATGGAATAATCTCAGCATCTTTTCCGTTATCCGATTCAATATCAATAGCAATGGGAATATCACTTGAATATCCAATACCAGTTCTTGCAACCTCGACTTTTTCTAGACCAGGAATAGTGACCATTTTGATGGTCTTACTAACTGGTTCCATTTGAGGTTGTGTGATAACTTCTATTTTATCTCCAACTTCTAAATTATGTTGAACTTCTGTAGTAATAACACCCTCAAAACTATCAAGTTGTTCATTATAACGATAGTTATAATTTGTGATTTCTTCACCAAGAATCTTAGAAATTGCAGCAGAAGCACCATATCCATCTGTTCCAGTATTATCGAATACTAGAGTATCTCCAACCTGGTAGTTAACACCAGAGTTTTCAATTAGAAACTCTGAAATCTTTGCATCCTCAAACTTAGTTGTAGTCTCAACCTCAATATCAACTTTAGATGCAATGTCGATTGTGGGAAAATAATCAAAGATTTCTAACTTACTTTCTTCTAATAGTAAACTGAATGTCTCTAATTCCTGTTCAGATAGAACACCATCTTTGTTTAAGTCTTCAATCTCAAAGGATAGGAAGTCTCCACTTTCGAGTGTGAGGATATTTGTGATTTCATTAGATTGTCTTTCTACATCAATATCAACATTCTCGAATGGATCCCTGTATCTAACAATTCCAGTGGGAATATTAGACTGAATTGCAAACTGATTTAGGTTCCAATTATCTGGTTGAGAGTAGAAACTTGGACCAACAATATATGGGAATGCTGGAGTTCCATCAGAATTAATAGTTACAAAGTATGCATAAACACCATCTGGGAATTCTGGAGTTTTAGTGAATCTTCCATTGTATTGATCAAGGAAGATAGACTCACTTCTGAAGACATATTCATAGTCATCGATGAAAGTTCCAGCTGAAAAATTCAATAGAGACGGACCATCAATTCTAACTGGGTTAATATTAAGAATTTCATCATAAACTAAGTTAGTCTTTAATCTATAACCACTTCGTACTTGAGAAATACCACTATTGATATTTGTTGGGTCTGTTAGTCCATATGGACCGTAGATTGGATTTCCATCAAATGCCCATCCAATGATTGGTGAGTGAACAAGACCAGAATCTTTCTCAGCAATTTGACCATTCACCACTCTTAGGTTGTCACCTAAAACAAATCTTAACTGAGTTGGATTTGAGATGTGTCCATACTCTCCACCAAATTGTTTATTATAACCCTCAAAGATTGAACCATTCGCATAATCAAAATTAGTTGTTCTGTTTAGGTTAAATGTCCACTCAAAGATTTCTGCATTAAATTCTGCTCCTTCGCCAATTGACTCTAATCTAATTTGAGTAGTTCCTTGTCTATAACCAACACCTCTGTTAACAATAGTAATGCCAGTTACCTTTCCTGCATCTGCACCCTCTGTTGAAATTGTTGCTTTAGCGACAGCACCAAATCCTTCTCCAGTAATAATAACTTTAGGTGCGGTGGTATAACCAGAACCAGATGCAATTACAGCAACAGATGCTAATCTACCATTATTGACATATGCCTCTGCAGCAGCACCAGAACCACTACTTAGTGTAATTGTGGGAGGAATGCTAAAATTATTTCCTGGATCTTCAATAATTACTCTATTGATAGGACCTCTCACAATTGCATTTGCCGTAGCTCCAATGCCACCTCCACCGACAATATTTACTGTTGGTCTAGATGTGAATCCATTGCCAGGAGTGTTGACTAGAATTCTAGATACGGTTCCATTTGTTATAATAGCAGTAGCAGTTGCACCATCTCCACCACCTCCAGAAATTGATACTAGTGGGGATGATACATATCCAGATCCTCCAGAAAGAACCTCAATTTCGACTACAGAACCATTTACAATGACTCTAGCATATGCTGGATCACCATTGCCTCTAATGGTCATATTTGGGGGTACTACGGCATCATAGTCCTTTCCCCCATCGACGATGTTGATGCTTGTTATAGGACCATATGGGAACTTCTGAGTGGACTTATAGTTCCATACACTAACACCATTAACGAATGTTCCTACTGGACCTGGAGTAGATTCTTGCTTTAGTGAAATAGTGGTTGGTACTTTGGGGAATCTATTTAATTTTCTCTGATTTCCTGGTAATAGTGCAGTTCCTAAGAAAGGTCCAATCTTATAATTGGGGATTCCACTAGCAGCAACATAAACATAGTTTTCATTGAAGAAACTATTCTGAATATTAGTTGCAAATTTATTGATTGTGTTATTAATTGAGGTAGAATCACTCTTTCCTTTGTTTAGGTCAATGGAAACAAGTATATTACCCTGAGGATTTAAGTTAGCTGGTTGTGGTAACTGATATGTAAACGATGTTCTAGTTGGAATCGATGTTACTAAGAATGAACCATTATACACAATTGGGTTAGCACCATATACAGTAACTTGATCTCCAATTAGAAGACCATGTTGGTTTTGGCATACCACTGTTGCAGTTTGATTATTTTGACCACCGAAACTAATTTGCTGAACTTGTAATAACTTTTTAACATTATATAACCAACTATCTAATAGTTTATTCTCTTCTGTAGAACCTAACTTGGAGATGTTTAATTTATCACCTTCCAAATAATATTTACCATCGTCTAGTAGGATTGTTTTATTTGCTTCGACAATACCCAATACAGATAACACAACTTCTTGTGTAGTTCCTTTGTTTACATAAACATAGAAATTTGATGAACAAATTGTTCCAGAATCCCATTCCTGTCGAATTCCAGATAGTTGTCTAGTACATTCAATAAACTGTGTTAGAGATTTCTCCTTATACCTGATAATCTCAGACCCAACAATAACTTCACCATTTCTTTCTGGCCAACCAATGGTTGAGTCTACCGTAACGATAACATCATCTAATAATAATTTTTCAGATAATTTAGTCTTGTATGGAATAGTGAATGAACCAATGATGGTTTCTTCTGCAAGAACTAGTTCATATACATCATAATCTGGTGTCTGAATTGCAATATAATTTTCTATCAGTGCTTGTGCAAATTTAACACTTGGATCAATTTCGTCTTCAAGTTGCTCTAGTAGACCATTTGTTAGATTGCGAGGATCCCCACTAACTAACTTTGCTCTCATAATGGTGTCTACAGACCATACAGATGCCGATGGCTTAATGATTTGGTCCTTTGGATATGAGATATCAATAGATACTCCATATAGAACATTGAAGAGATATTTCAATGCAAACTGAGTACCCTTAGATGCATAGAAATCTTTTGCAGTTCTTAGTACATTAGAGATGTTGACTCCACTTAATGAAATTTTTGGGAATCCTGGTAAATATTGATCAACTAGTCTGTCAATGACTTTAGCAAAAAATACAGAATCTAAACTCTTAACTAAACTACCACTGATGTGGGTTGCTACTATAGAATTTTTTTCAGATGCAAAAATAGCCTGGTTATCTTCAGTATAACCAATAATTCCGCTAACTCCTCTGCTACAACCTACAAATTCTGACTTATTGTAATTTCTTCCATTGTTAATTACTTCAACACCAGTAATTTCTCCTTTACCAATCGTAGCAGATGCTTTGGCAGAGTCTGGTTCTGAAATATAAACTTTTGGTGGTTGGGAAGAAGAATACCCAGTTCCAAATTCAACGATACTGATATCCGTAATTTGCCCATTAAAGATTGTAGCAACAGCTTTTGCTCCAGATCCACCAATTGGATTTCCTAAATTGTCTTTTCTATCATCTACGATATACACACTAGGAATATTGGAATATCCACTTCCACCAGATAGCAATTCGATAGAAATAACTCTACCAAAACTATCAACCTGAACATCAAGTACCTGAGCACCAGTAGGTTGTACAACTTTAACTCTTGGTAAATTTGTTGATGAATATCCTGTTCCTGGATTGAGGATAGATACGGAAACTAATTCTCCACTAGCGTTCAGTACACCTTGTAGAACTGCCTGAATAGAATTGGGTTCTGATGGTGAATCGATATAGATTTGTGGAGGAGTATTGTATCCAACTCCAGAAGAAATTACATCAACAAAAGTAATTTGACCATTATTTGGATTTACAGTTACATCACCAACCTCTGCTCCATATGGATTGATAAACTGAATCCTAGGAACAAAGTCATAACCACTACCACTATTTGTGATAGTAATCGACTCTACAGATCCTTCTGCATTTACTGTAGCAAATCCCTTTGGTAGAGTGCCATCAGATCTTTGTGGTGCTTGGAATGACAATAATGGGGGATTAGTTTGTGAATATCCAGAACCACCCTGCAATAGAGTCGCTACCTTTACGCCATTGACTAAAGCTTTGGCAGTAGCATTCTCACCATTTCCTTTGGTTAATGTTATTTTTGGAGTATTTTCAATTGTGTAATTTTGACCACCATCTTTGATGATTACAGAATCTAATTCGCCATTATCGTCAATAACAGAGTATGCTACACATCCAGATCCAATAGATGGTGATGTATAGTTAATAAACGCTACATACGGAACAATATTACTATTTTCCTTGAGGATTATAGTATCTTGATAGATAGAGAAATCTTGATAAGGAACTAATAGTTTTTTGTTCTGAATTGCAATTACAAGTATATCTGAAGTTGGAACTACTGGTGCTCCACTATTTCTTAATCTAAATTTATTACTATCTAATTGTGTAGCAGACGCTACTATGATTTCAGTTGTCTCAAAACCTTTCAAGTATGTGATCGAAATCTCAGACGAATCATCTCCTTCACCTAAAGCATCGAATTCTCTAGGAGGAACGGTGAATATAATATTATCTTCTAAAATTTGATAATCTACATTAGGAACTTGTAAGTCTCCATATAGTTTAACAATAAGGTGATTTGCACTTACTGGAAATACAGGTTCATTATTTGCAGTAAGATTGAATGATGTTCTTACCCCATTGAATTGTCTAAATGGGTTCGATAAGATAATTTGCTTTCTCTGAAATTCGGAATATGAAATTGCAGGAGAAAATGTAATAGATGGAGATTTTCTAACTTCTCTGTAGTAGATTACCTCATCATCTATTAATATAGTACCATCGATATCCAAAAATCCATCTGTATTTTCTACCTGAATATTGGCAGTATCTAAGTTGACATCGAAAATAGTTTCAGTAGTACCATCAAGTTTTGTTAGATCATATGAATCGATGTTCATATAATCTGTTAGATTATTGATGATGTTTAATGGACCACCAATTTTTTCTTGTGATCTATAGTACCCTTCCATAAATGCCTGGAAGAGTGGATTAGATTCCTGAATAAATTCTGGAATCTGATTAGAAACTGAAAGTGAGACGGATTTATTGTCGTGCATTGTCTATATTTACCTAATATATGTATTAGATGAAGCAGGATCCTGGTCCAGATGGAGTACCAGAAGAGGGTGCTAATAGCGAAGGGGCAAACGATAATAATTTAATCGATGGGAAACCAATACTTGTTGGTGATCCAGTGATACCTCCAGTTGGGAATGTTGATACTACTGGAGATCCAGCAGGGACCACTCCAATTGTTGGTGTGATGAATGACATAACAGCGCCAGGAACGATTGCAGAAGGGGTGATTGATGGAGAGAATGGTGCGACACCTACAGTAATGCTAGTGGGCACTGCAGTCGATCCTGATGTGATCTGTGTTGATGTGCCAAATCCAGTTATTGAAGTCGTAGTTCCACCTATTCCAGTAGTTCCTGTAGTTCCTGTGGTAGATGTTCCACCTGCAGATCCTCCAGTACCAATGCCTGTTGGAGTTGTATCTCCAGCAACTCCAGTAGTTCCAATAGTGGTTGCAGCAGTTCCTATTGCTGTTGCTGGTTGGAAATCTGTGGATAGAGATACCTGAGAGAGTTGCTGCAGTAAAGTATCTTCTAAATCGGTTTGACCCTCAAGGTTAACTGGTCCAAAAATAATCTCACCAGTTGCACAACTATATGTACCTACATTTCTATCAAGAATGACTTTTTTGTTGTTTGCTAAGGTATATGATCTTAGATTTCCAAAACCATCATCCTCAAAATACTGAGGTACTCCAGGTCTATCTACAGTATAGTAAACACTACTCTGTATAGTCTTTCCTGGAGTAGTACTGCAACTACAGTTTAATTGAGTGCCAAACTCAACTCTAAAAGATTTTGGTCCAGTTGCTAATGGATATTCTTCAATTCTATAAAGAGCAATTGAAGAAATAACATCTTCAATATTTTTGTCTGCTTGAAGAATATCTGTATGTAATTTACTCACAGAGAATGTTTTATTGAAGTTAGAAAGATCTTCATTATCTCCATATTCTTGCAATGCTTGAAGTGCTTTATTCTTTAACTTATCAGAGGTGCTTTCTGAAAGTGTACCATCACCAAAGTTAGTAACAAAGTTCTTAGTCACAACAAGCATATTGAGATCTACATATATTTCTTTTGGATCTTCAATGACAACATCTACAGATGCCATAGCATATGGTCTGAGATTTCTTATAATTTCTTGCTTAGTTAAGTTATTGACCTTTGTTCCTGTTTTGGTTCTAATTGATAGAAAGACTTTACCATACACTGGTGGAGTTACCGATTCTCCTCCATATGCATTGACATATCTAGCATTTGGATAAATTACTTTTGTTAGACTTTCGTAGTCTTTTGCTGTAACTGCTCTATTTTGTGCAGCATAATATTTTGGAGCATTATATTTAATAGATTTTACAGACTCTTGCAAATCACCAATTTGAGACTTTGCACGGACAGTTAGAGTTATATCATCGACAATTCTATTTTCTGCATCTACTATCTGTCCAGTAAATGAAAACTGTTGTATATTATTCGCTTCAATTCCGTTAGTTACGACATACTCTAGTACGACTACTTGACCGTCTTCAAGTTTCTTTCCAATTATTCCATCACCGAAAGAAACTCTATATCTTCTATCTTCATCTTCACTCAAGAAGAATGATCTTGTAGTAGCATCGATTGATGTGATGTTTTGTACTAGATTGTACTTATCCGATTCTGTGGATTGGATATTTGGTCTTACTGATACCTTTAATAGTTCTGTATCTACTTTTTCATTAGGAATGATATATCTTTGATCAATAGTAGTATCAACAACATATTCATACTTGAGCAAATTACCTTCGTAAACTGTAATGTCGGTAAAAGTTGCTATTCCAGTTGTTGAATCTACTCTAACTGTTTTGTCTTCAGTAATCACAAAAGAGTAAGACTTACCAGCAGAAATTCCACTACAAATATTTCCCTTTTTTAAGGTAACTAGTAGTGGATATGCATTATTCTGTGCAATTTGTGTTTGTACTTCTACTGCAATACATGCCTTAGATGCTTTTGCGGATCTAGGTGTATAGTTTAGTAACTTTGCTAGACTAGTTACATTATCTCTTATCGTGGCACTATCTAAGAATAACTCATTTAATGCCATATTAGCATTAAATGCAGAGTAATATGTATTGTACGCTAGTACATCAAGGAGATATGATAAAGTAGAACCAGTGAAATCATAGTCCGAGAACTCAGGACGAGTTCTCATATAAGACTTTATAGATTCCCTAATCTCATCAAAATCAATATTAGTTAAATTTGTTGGTTTCATTAATCTCCTGGTCTCTGTAGGATGAATGTGCTATTGATAGTAATAGTGTCACCAACAATTCTATATTCGATATCTACTCTAACTTCAGAGGAATCTGAGTCTTCAGCACTTACAATACAATCTATTATCTCTACCCTAGGCTCATAATTTCTGATAGTATTTATTATAGTTTCTTGGAGTTGAGCAGCAGAAAATCCATCTAGTGGCTCAAACAGTATTTCATATACTCTAGATCCAACTTCAGGATCCATTAATTTTTCTCCAAATCGTGTTTGGAGTAAATTTTGCACAGATTGACTTACTGCCTGCTCATTTTTTTGCACCAGAAGATCCTTTGTTATTGGATTTTTCTTAAAACCAATATTCAGATCCTTAAATTCTCGAAGAAATCTCTGAAATCTATCTTCTGACATTATAAACTCTTTTCTACAAGAGTATTTATACGCTTAATGCCACCTTTCGACATAATCATCGAACCCATTTTTGCCTCCACATGGTCTTGAATACCTATCTGATGGAGGGTTATTTGGTTTTTTAGTCTCTATCGATCCATAATCAGTGATCAATTTTGTGGTTCCCCACATTTTTTTCATGTAACTAACATCTCTATCTGGATTTGGGTTAATTGCCATCTGTTTTTCTCCGTAAAATGGTTAAAACAGAACTTTTTACGGGGTTGCTATCCCGAGTTTTGACAATCCTAGTCGAATTTTGGGTTAATATTTCTTCCTAGAGTGTAATTTTTATCAATTCTTATGTCTGAATTCCTAAAAGTCCAACATTCTCCATTACTATCTAGGAACACGACCCACTCAAGGTCGTGTTCTTGTGATCTATCAATCATAAAAAAAGCCCAGCCTTTACCTTTTGGGGTAAAAACTGGGATAGTTGGGTTAAGTTGCAACATATTTTGCATTTTTGAGATTATTTCCCTTGTCCGCGATACTTTTTGCGGGCAGGATTACGACTTGATGCTGCATATTTGGTCCCAGCACCAGCACCCTGGCGAGATTTTTTAGGAGGACCAGGAATATAACCATTTTTATTGAAAGATCCAGGTTTGGCCATGTGTCACCTCGTTAGAACTTCCCTATTGTAGCACAGATTCGCCTATTTGCCAACTATGACATTGGTGGATCCTCTACCAATCACACTCAAGCAAGGTGGTCCTAGAGGGTCTCCTACTGCTGCTAGACGCTTTCCATTGACAAACACTGTAGTTGTAGTTGCCTTTACAATTCTATCATGCCCTCTACCGAATAAATCTTCGGTTGTCAACCTACTACAATTACAATTGAATGTTTTTGGTTTACATTTAGATCCTATTGGAACAATGACAATATTAGTAGTTGGAGATTTGTGATATTTTAACATATCTCCATCACATAATGGTGTAATTCCATTAATGAATACTGTTCTTGCCAATACCGTTGGATCTAATGGAGTTAGTTTTGTTGGCGGCCAAAGGCAACTAGCATTCTTTACACTAACTGGTTTTGTTGGTGTTGGTCCAGGAGGACATGCTGGTAAAGCATTACATGGATTCACATTATGAATATTTGCTGGAATGGCAACACCATGACCAGTACATGTTCCAGTTATAATAGCAGCTAATCCAGGCATTTTTATTTTTATTTATACATTGGTTATTGATGTATCTGATAATTGATCTGGAACTTCATTGTCTTCATCAATCGAAACATTAGATTCATTAAACTTAATGTCCTCTCCAAGATCTCCATAATTCCTATTACAGAAATAGTCATATGGATTACCATACTTATTTACTGCATCAACAAATGTTTTTGTCTCTTGTGTTAAATCATGAAGTATCTGAAGATTTCCACTAATTTCCCAACTACGAATATTCTCTACAATCACATCGTCATTAGCACCATATATGGTTCTTCCCCATAAGTATGACTTTGTGTATGGTGTATAACCTAGGAATGAACCAAAGATAGATGATAGTGGATAATACACATCACAAAATGCATCTGCTATATTAGCACCAGGATCTTTTGATTGTATTTGAGTCAATCTAGCAGCATAGGTTGGATTGTCTAGTAGACACTTTGTACATTTTCCTATGTCTGGATTAGTAGGATTTGGATTAATTCTCACACCTAGTCTAACATTAATCCATGTAAACTCCCTTGGATCAGGACAGAAGTTTTGGATTAGATATTTAATTTTATTAGTTGAACAAGGTAATTTATAAAATCCTCCTTTAACTGTTCGTATTGTAGTTGCATCTAAGTCAAATTTTCTCTCCTGTGGAGTCTTAGGATATGGTATTTTATCAATTGCAGTTCTATATTCAGAATTAATTTGATTTAATATATTTTGGTCAAATCCTCTATTCAATGAAGTTCTAGATTTATTAGCAACTTCTTGTGGACTCTCCCTACTAATTACGGAATTTGCCAGGATGTCTGTTTGTGCTATTATATTTGCAGAATTATCAAATGTGATATTATTAGAGGTATCATCATCTTGTGGTAAATTCCTTTCTACAGGAGTTGCCAAAAATTCTCTAAATTGAGTTGAGTAATGATCAAGATACCCATCTTTACCTAACTGCGATGTTGATGCTTTTGCAGATGCAGTTCTTTCCAATCTATCTAAATCTGAAATTTTTGTTAAAATATCAG